GGCGGTCGCCGCCGGTTCATCGGCACCCGGTATCACTTCTCTGACGCGTACCGAACAGTTATGGACCGCGGTACCGCTACGGCGCGAATTCACCCGGCGACACAGGATGGCTCAATCGATGGAGTTCCGGTATTCCTGACACAAGATCAGCTCGACGTTAAAAAGCGCGACATGGGCGTTTATGTTTTCTCGTGTCAAATGCTGCAGAATCCGATCGCTGACGACAAACAAGGCTTCAAGCGAGACTGGATTCGGTATTACTCGGGGGCGTTGCCGAGTAGTATCAATTGGTACCTGCTGGTCGATGCTGCAAACAGCAAGCGCAAAGGTAGTGACTATACGTCGATGTGGGCCGTTGGGCTAGGTAGCGACAAGAAGATGTACGCGATACCAGAAGTTCGTGATCGATTGAACCTGACCGAACGCACGAATCGATTGATAGAACTGCACCGCAAGTACTCACCGTCGCAAGTGCGCTATGAGCAGTATGGGCTGCAGGGCGACATCGCGTACATTCTGAAGCACCAGGAACAAATCGGCTATCGTTTCGATATTCACGAAGTGGCCGGTCCGACGAGTAAGATTGACCGGATAAAACGGCTCGTACCGCTATTCGAATACGGTGATATTCTGTTACCCAGGTCTCACGCGGTTACGGATTACGAGGGCAAGGTGCGCAACCTTGTGCACGATTTCATCGAAGAAGAGTTCGTCCCATTCCCGGTCCCATTGCATGATGATATGCTCGACGCACTGTCACGCATAGCGGAAACGGAAGGAAAACTTGGCGGCTACGTGTCGGATAAAAAGATTCAACTATCATTAGAGTGGCCAAAACTTCAAATATATGACCCAGACATTGCATACGTGGATGATCTGGATGACGACTGGAGACTTCGCTAGTGACAAGTTACGCCGATATTCTTAATAGCAATCCGGTACCGGAAGAACCTGACGACGCGCCGGTTAATCCCGACGAACTCAGCTTTCAAGAGTTTACAGACATTTTGCTTGAGGTTCGGGATCAGCCCGCATGGCGAACCAATGCCGACAAAGAAATGGACTACAAAGATGGCAATCAGCTATCGTCGGCAATCCTTGATCGCATGAAAGTACTCGGCATACCGCCAGCAACGATGCCGCTGATTGGTATCAATATCGAAGCCGCGTTGGGAGAGGAAGCGAAGCAGCGTACCGACTGGCGAGTCACGCCGGATGGTGAATCTAATGACCCAGAATCACAGGACGTTGCCGACGCGCTTAACTTCAAGCTGAACAAAGCCGAACGTCGTAGCCGTGCTGACCGTGCATGTTCCGACGCTTATGAATCACAGTACAGCGTGGGCGTCGGTTGGGTCGAGGTATCTAAAGCAACCGATCCGAGAAATTATCCCTATCGATGTCGAGCGGTGCACAGAAATCAAATGTTCTGGGATTGGGATGGCTATCTAAAGGATCCCATGGGCGACGAATCAAGGTTCGTCGGCCGTCGCAATTGGATCAATCGAGACATCGTACCGTTGTTGTTCCCGGACAAGATCGATATTATAAAAGGCTGCGGTTCCGGTTGGACCAGTATGGACATTCTGACGCTGGACGGCGGGCAATCAACCGGGCTCAACCGAGCGCTAGACATCGAACGATCATGGACTATCGAGGAAATGGAATGGCGCAATTTACACATGAAAATGCTCATGCTCTACGAGGTTTGGTACCGCCGCTGGAAGAATGAGTTCTTTTTGCGCGATGCGAACGGTCGTATTGAAAAGCTCGACATCAATAATGACGAGCAGTTGTTTCGAGCCGGTCAACCCGGCGCCGAAGTTATCAAGGCACCAACCAGCACCGTTCGACGCTCATGGTGGCTTGGTCCGCATAAAATGGCCGACGAAGAAAGCCCATACCTTCACAATCATTTTACCTACGTTCCGTTCTGGGGCAATCGTGAAGATCGTACCGGGGTTCCGTACGGCCGCATCCGCGCCATGATGTACATGCAAGACAATATCAATGCGACATTGTCCAAGATTCGCTGGGGCCTGTCGTCTACAGTAACGGTGCGTACCGACGGCGCATATCTCGGTACCGCATCACAATTGCGAAATCAGGTAGCTCGTGTTGACGCGGACATCGTGCTGAACGCCGACCACATGGCCAAGCCTGGAGCAGAGTTTCGCATTGATCGTAATTTTCAGTTGAACGAGCAGCAATACAAGATTCTGGTTGATTCGATTTCCTCACTGAATCGTTTGGGCGGACTTGGCGATGACTTCCTGAATCAAGGGCGTGGTTCCGATTCGGCAGCCGGAAAGCAGCTCGCGCTCGAACAAACATCGGTCGGCTTGGCCAACATCAAAGACAATTTCAACGAATCGAGATCAACTATAGGTAAAATCCTGCTTTCGATGATTATTCAAGATTCACGCGGTCGAACCGAAGACATCACTATTGAGGGCCGGGCGATACGACCGGATAAGACCATAACGCTCAACGCGGTAGACGAAACAGGTCAACGATATAACGACGTCGAGAAAGTATTGCTCAATGTTGAACTCGAAGACGTGCCAAGTACGTCATCGTATCGTGAGCAACAGCTCGCTGCATTTAGCGAAGCGTTCAAGTCAACGACACCAAACTACCAAACGCTAATGATGCCGCATATGATTAATTTGATGAACATTCCGTTCAAAGAAGAAATCATCAAGGCAATGAAAGAACAGGCGGCAAATAAATCGCCGGAAGATCAACTCACCGAAGCCAAAACGGCCAAGACGCGCACTGAGACAGTCAAGATCGGCACCGAAGCCGAATTCGCGGCAATGCAAGCTGCTGACGTGGTGGTTATGCGTCCCGCCGACGCTCCGGTTGCCGATTCGATAATCGACGCGGCAAAGACCCTGGGAGACCCGAACGTTCAGCATAATCCAGTGCCGGTTCCAATGCAACCAGCACCGGCCGAGCCGATAGTTCCCGTTAACCAGAACACGAGCCCAATGAGCCCGCCGGTACCGGTAGGTCCGACACAAGGCATAGAGACGCCTCGGCTAGATGATAATCAGGCTTAAATCCAGCACGAAACGTATAATTCGGCACGAATATTCTTTCAAGCAATGGGATAAATTGTGTCGGAGGGTCGCAAAGTTTAACGTGCAAGTTCGGTTTCGTGGTTTGATGTTCGAGGACGATGAAAGCCTGACGTATGCGGGAGTCCCGCCATGGACAAGACTATACCGTGTACCTGACGATGCGACTAGCGAGGTTGTATTCTCACCTGTGAGTAAACACCGATGTAGGCAAAATGAGCTATTATACTTCAGGAGTGTGCCGATACGATCGGCATATAAGGCCAAACCGAAATTACATATGGGTGTAAAAAAATGAAATTGTTAATCTGCTTACTCGTATTGTTTAGTTCGTCAACCATTGCGGCAACTGACGCAGAATGTCTCGACCTGGTTAATAAGATTAAAGCCGATACTCTCGCAGTTGGCAAATTGGTATCGGAAGCATCCAGTAAAATCAACATGACCACTGTGGAAATATTGGATTATTCTGAAAAGTTTCACGCGCTGCGAACGTTGGTTGATGATGAAAACGTTCAGTGGGCAAAAGAATGCACCACACCTGCGACGGGTCTGTAACGAATGTATATACGAATCGGTTTGCTCGTGGGGTTCGCATCGGCCGTGGCTTGGGGCACAAGCGCGGCTGTTGTTGGTTACTATAAGCCGATCGTAGCTGAACTCGAAACACGAGTTAAAACAGCAAACGCATTGGCCGAAGCGCAGAATCGTGAAATCGAAATAAAAAACCAGCTCTTATTGACGAGAGCAAAACAGTACGCGACAGATTTAGACCTTGCATATGAAAAATCAAAGAAAATCATCGATGTGCATCGCGGCCAGCTTGACGCTATTTCTAAGCGCGTGCTCGACCACTCAGGAGCTCGTTGTCCGTCGACAAGACTGTCCGACACCAACGGTTCAAGTTCCGGAAGCGCTGAGGACCCGGCCCCAAACTTCACCATCGTTTCAAAAGAGTTTATCCGACAACTTACAACGGATGCTCTCAGAGCCGACAAAGTAGGCGCTTTCGCAGACTTGTGCTCGACATTCGTAAATAACAATTGTGGAATAACAGATCATGGCAAACTTTAAACCTTACAAACAAAGCTATACCGTAGCTGCCGCCTCGTTGACCGGCCACGCATCGAACGTTACCGGTGACACGTGGGTCGTAACGACCGATACCGCAAGTGACGGTTTGTGTCACAAAGTGACGGTTCGAAACGATAGTGTCACCGATCACGCGGCTAAAACAATCGTCCTGACCGGTATCGGTGGCAACGGTGAGCCGATCTCAGAGACAATAACCGCACCCGGGGTAAGCGCCACGGTAACATCGACGAAGTTTTACAAGCAACTGTTATCGGCCGTGCCAAGCGCTACCATCGGGGCCGATACGTTCGACATCGGGTGGACCGCCGAAGCGGTGACACCATGGCTCGGCATCCGATCAGCTCCGTCGGTGGTGGCAGTAATCGTTGGCGGTACGATCAACTACGATATTGAATATTCGTATGAGCAAAGCGCCGCCGAAGCAAACGACGTTGTGTTCACTGCCGAATCCAGTAAAACTGCGAAAATCGATCATGTGTTCACAGGACCACTCGGTGCCGCCCGAGTGCATGTAAATAGTCACACAAGCGGCACATTTACCGTTCATATAATTGTTCAATAAGGAGTTACCGAAATG